TTCTATTTTTTCTACTTGCCCACTCATATGTTCGATGAGCATAAATTGTTCTGAATCAGCCGGAAGACTTCCTAAAAGTCCCCGAGGCCATCCGATACGGAAAGCTGTGTTTTCTACGAGATCCTTCTCCATTAGTTCTAGGGTTGTTGAGTGCTGGTTGAGCTTCTCATTTATACCAAAATAAGCCCATGTGCCGATCGCGACGAGGGTGATCAAACTGGCAACCGTTTTCATCGGCATCTGAACTTTTGCTTCGTCTGAAATTGTTAGAGGTTTTTTATTCATGTGTTATAGATTTTTTATTCTCCTTGCGCACACTTCTTTTTTCCCCATTTAAAAGTTTGAGTCAAGAATTTCTTTTCTTGGAGTTTATCATTTTTAGCATCTGTTGCAGTCACACCCACTTCGACTGTAGTTTTATCTGGACAAACGGTATTACATCCAGTTAAACCTGTTCCTAGCAGTATAAAAAACAATAGTACAATAAACCATTTACTATTGAACATCTGATTTCTTCTTTTTCTTCTTTTTATTAGGTTTATTCTTTTTATTTACTTGTTTCTTTTTAAGTTGTTTAAGTTTTTGTTTAACAAAATTAGTATTCTTTTTAATCTGTTTAGATAGAATTTCCTGTCCTTGTTGAAGTTTAAAAACTTCTTCCTTCATTCCCCAAGTTTCGTGAAGATTCCAGCCGACCAGTGCAATTAAGGCAGCGAGAGCCATACCAATTATTTTATCTTTAAGATCCATTATTGACATGCCTCACATTCTTCTGTGTCGTCTATTACAAGACCATTGTTTTCGTATGTTGAATCTTCTGCTTTATCTTTACCATTTTTACATTCACAATTTTCACAAGTGCATGTTCCATATACATCTGCGTGTAAACCACCATCACAGTGACAATCGCAATTACAATTTTTACATTTAACCATTATTTTCCTTCGGGTAATCCACTTGTTAACCAGTCTATAAATTTTTTAAATGGCCAACAAATAAATTTTAAGATTTTTTTAATCATCTTTTTTCTCCTCAATGTTATAGAAGAACCTATCGGTATCTTCTGTTTTCCATTTACGAGTGTCTTCTACGTTCCACTCTGAAGTTTGCACTTTCCAATCAGGTACTTCATCCTTGACAGTGAATGAAGGTATATCCCAAAGGATACGATTGTTTGGTTGTGCTGCATAATTTCCATCCTCTAAAGCAAGGATGTGTGCGCACTTATGTTCGTGCGGTATTTCTGAATGATCAGTGTCTACTATATTACTCTCTGGGTGGGCCCAGTCAACTGTAAAAAGGTACGCCCCAGGGTGTTTTTGCTTATCTTTTCCGAAATATGAACCAGATTGGCCATCTAAAATATCATAAGAAGTGACAGCAGGATAATAGCTAAAACAATTCCAAAGCTCAAGTTCATCCAGCCTTCGCTGGGGGACCTTGGAGATGTTATATCCTCTTTGAATAAACGCGCTAATTGGTAAGCGATAGAATACTGCACCGTTTTCCATAATAGCGTGAAATAATATAGGACGTCCTGTGATAGATGCCAGGCCAAATATAATACAGTCTTCAACTTCTCCATAATGTTCTTTAAGATCATAGAGATATTCTCTCCTGATCTGTGAATACATTACAGGAATGTTTGCATTTAGATAGGCCATGGGTCATAGCTTACTTAATAACTAGTTCGTATATTATGATTGCAGCTATAATAACACCAATAGTAACCTTCTTATTAGTCGTAACTAATGTCCACATTTTCTTAGTGTATTGTTTAACTTTTTCCATAGTTCCCTCCGTTTTTATTTTATTATACCCCAATTTGGGCCCGATTCATAGTCTACTTTATTAGGAATTTCAAGTGTTACTGCAGACTCCATTATCTCTTTTATATGTGCTGCATGAGTATGGTCTATAACAGATATATCTAATTCATCATGTACTTGTATATGAGGAATAATTCCTTTTTTATATAACTCTATCATTGCTTTCTTCGTCATGTCTGCTGCCGATCCTTGTATTAACCTATTTAAAGCTTTGTAAGTATAAGCACGTTTGATCCCTGGTCCGTGTTCCATGAGCGCTCGTTCGTGAGGTAATGCTTTATGAATTCCGAATTGATTTGGCTCCCATAAGTGGAAACGACAAAGACGCCCTAAAAGAGTTCTTACTTTTCCAGAATCTTCTGCACGTTGCATAACATTATCCATTAGTTGTTTTACAAATGGAACTTTGTTGTGATACTGTTTAAAAAGATTTTCAGCTTTTTCTTTAGACACACCAAGTTCTGCTTGTAATTTATTTTTTCCCATACCATAGAACAGACCAAGGTTTATAGTCTTGGCCTGTGATCTAGGTATCTCTGCCATATCAGCAACGATGTCATGAAAGTCTGCATCTCCTTTCTTATAGGCTTCCAACACTTCGTCCACTCCATAGAGATTCTGTAAAGTTGCATAATGTACTACCAGCCTAGGCTCTTGTTGAGAATAGTCAAAACAACCCCATGTATGGCCTTCCTCGGGTATAAATAATGACCTAATAGCTGGTCCAAGGTCCTTGTCCCTAGCTGGTATTTGCTGTAAATTTGGGTTTGAATACGAAAATCTTCCAGTTACTGTTCCTCCATTATCTCCTCGTAATTGGTTAATTTCAGCATGTATTCTTCCTTTATGGTTATGTTTTAATATGGTATCAATAAATGTGGTATGAGCTTTATTTATTTCACGAGCTCGGGCTATTCGTTTCACCAGTGGGTGGGGGTGATTCACTAAAAAATTTTTAGTAAATGATGGAGAATTTGTTTTTTCAGTTGTGTCGTAGGGCAGGTCAAGTTTTTGAAAAACTTGCGCAATGGAACGTGCAGCCCATATTTGAACATCTACTGATGTTTCTTTTTTTACTAGTTGTAGGCACTCTTTTTCTTGTTCTAGTAATTCTGATTTTAATTTGTGAGCTTGTTCAACATCTACACGAACTCCTAAAAACCTCATATCAACGAGGCAGGGAAAAAGTTCGGTCTCTAATTGAAAAATAGAATTTAAATCTTGGTGTAAAATTTCTTTCTTAAGTTCTTGCCAAAGTTCGTAAGTTATTTCAGCATCCTTTTCTGCATATGCGCCAACATAAATGGCAGGTAGTTTATACATTTCTGCCTTGGCGTCAACACCCCATGACTTTGCAGCTTCATATAAAGCTGTTTCATCTTTTCCTTTTCCAGTGTATCTTCTAGAACAATTGTTTAAGTCATAACGCATTTGATTTTCATCAACCAAAGCCGATGCTATCATTGTGTCGACTATTTTACCGTTAATACTTAAACCGAGCGCTCGTATCCAACAAACGTCATACATGGCGTTGTGAAATATTTTTGTAGCTGGTGTATTTAATACTCCTTGAAACCATTTTAAAACTTTGGCTTTATCCATATTACCACCACCTTCATGAGCGATTGGATAATACCCACACCAATTTTTAACAGCTACAGCTATTCCTACAATTTCTCCTACTCCTACAACAGAACCAGAGCCCATTTTAGTGTTTAAATTAGGATCTTTAGTTTCTAGATCTATTGAAATTTCATCATGCTTTGATAAATCTGGAAATTCTTCTGGTGGTAACCATTCTGTTTGTGGTTTGAAAAGTGGTTGTTGTATCATTTAATTCTCTCTTTAGTTTGTCTTAATGATTCTTGATAAGATTCTCCTAATTCTTTTTTTTCTTTCTCTGCTTCTTCTAAAAAGTCTTTTTTCACAGTGTAAAATGTATATTTTAATGTAAGCTCTTCTCCATTATTAATATTTCTTAGTGTTACTAAATTCCATTTATCTGTAATCGAACCTTCGGTTTTCATTTCAACCTTAACACAATTAGCATTTTCATCACAATTAATAAAACCTCCTAAAGGAGTTCTAAAAATTATGTCATCAACTTTTATGTGAGTGGTTCCTAAATTTGTTCCTTGAGCAATACCTGCTGTTGCAAATAATCCTAATCCACTAATTACAGAAGGTTTAATTGTAAGTCTTGGTGGTAACGGATTATACATCGGAGTAATCTCTTTCTATGATCATATCAATAAAATGTTTTGCTTTTTCTAAATCTTGTTTTTTTCCTTTCAATCTGTGTCTTAAGATATATTTTATAACGCATCCTTCAGGATATAGCAACTCGTTTTCGATTACGAATTTACTTGGTTGAATTTTAAAATTCTGATAGTGTGATCCTCCGATTTGTTTATCATATGGTTTCATATAATAAATCCTTTGTTATATTGTTTTGGTTCTATAATGTGTAAGTTTTCTTTCGTTCGTGTTGCACCTACATAATATAATCTATTTTCATCATCGGGATTTTTTTCATAATTTTCCATTGTTGTTTTAGTGAGATCAGTGAGTAATGCTACATTTTCTGATTCACCGCCTTTAGCTGCGTGAATAGTAGATAATTCTATTCTTGGTTTTTTATTTAAAGATTCTCCATTAGCCCGCATCTTTCTTAAATATTCTATTCGTCGTGATCCTGCATCTTTCAATGCTTCATACCAAACTTTTTTAGTTTTTAATCCATAATCTTTTGTAAGTTGATCTATTCCATAAAAAGATCCTTTAACCATACCTTTTATTTTTTCTTTTTCCCAATAGTTTGGTTCCACATATTTAGAGATTTTTTCAATTTGTTTATAACTTAACAATTGACCCTGTCTTAAATGCTCCCAATCTGTAGCTGCTTCTTGCAAATCTTTCTCATAACTACGTTTATTTTTAGTTTCATAATATAAGCCTTTACGATATAAAACATCTTCTACTTCTTTTAACATGTATTTGGTTCGGGCTAGTACTAACCATTCACCTTTTGACATATCTACTGCATCAATATCAAAGTG